TATTGGACAATATATGACAATCATGCTCGCTTAAAAGATTACCAGATATTGAAATGTTTACCGTTGTGGTATTGTTCGGTAATTCTATTGTTTTATTGAAACTGTCTATGGTTTGCCAAGAGTATACATTGTCATTTATATTAATGTCTAAAGTCGAAAGTTTATCCATTAATATTTGCGTCGCAGAAGCGTAAAAATTAAAACATATACACTCCGCAGAAAGAGGATCAGGGCTAATATTAGTTGCAATGTTATATAAAAATGTTTTCGAAGATACGTCTACTGATAACCCAGTTGTTAATGGGGTATGTGTTATTGTATTACCGTTTACATGTTTTAAATTAATTGTTTGTATAACATTTCCTAATATATCAACTTTATAAATTATGTTTGATGACTTATTTCCTATCCAGGTATAATTATCACACACAGCAAAACAATGCATTCCACTTGTACTTATTTGATACTTAGAAGAATTATATGTTACGCCGGTATTGTCTAATAAATCAAAATTATAACAAATATTCGGTTGTTTAAAAAATTCAATTGAATCATCAATTGATGGAACCATATTTAATTTAAATATATCTCCTGTAGCAGAATTAGATATATACATAAAATTATTAGCTACGGGTAAATTGTTGTTTGCAGACAAATCAATATTAATATTACCTGTAATATGCGCATTTACGGTATCATTGAGACTTATACCAGTAATCGCAACTGTACCATTAATCCATCCATAATTTCCTTTTTTATCAAATGCATTTATTTTAATATGATCATTACATATTCCATAAGGAATCTGATTTGGTATTATTTTTACAGTTGTTGATAATAATGATGTTTCACAGTTATGTTTATTAGAATTACAATAGCTAAAAATAATTGGCCCGGGTATACCATCAATTATATCATGCAATGTTGCATACCACTTAAATGGAAATGTTGCCCATTTTGTTGAAAAATTATTTATACCATCTGTAGTATATTTAATCATTTTAGGATACCATTCATTTATCCATAAAGGTATAGTATCTATAACTTTTGATTCAAGTTCTCCCTTGTTAACATTACAGCATTTTAATGGTTCACAAATATTGCTTATTTCTGCCGTTAAATATACGGGTGATGGTACCGTCGGCATATCATCTACATAATAAAATATTGCTGAACCCGTTAAGCCACCAGGGCCTTGAACCATGTTATTAATCGGAATACTGGATACAATATTAAAATTATTATCCAAAAATCTCCATCTTGGAATTAAATGTAAATTATCTTCATCTGCCACTTTAAAATGTGAATATGAATTAGAACAATATGAACATAACAATACTTCATACTTTTCTAAACATGCATCTGTAGATGTAGTTGTAAACATTACTGTAAATGGTCCAGCTGTTAAACTTGGCCAAATAACATGTTTATAATCATAATTAAAAGATATATTCATTAGTATTCAATTGCTTGATATTTCTTAGTAGACGATTCTACCTTAATTTTTTCACCCGACAATAATTTTTCATCAATAAGTAATGGGAACATAAAATTACTTAATGTTCTATTGTTAAAAATCACTTCCATATCTGCTTCTGGATAAACAACATTCCATTGTAAAAATGATATACCTTCAAAAGAACTCTCAGTTGATTCTGATACAGTATATATTTTTTTAACTCCTGGAACATTTAAAATATCAGAAGTCATTTGTATTAAATCAATTGTCTGGCCCAATTTTGTATTATCTCTACGAAAATAATCTTGAAATATAAGAGCAACGTCTTGGACTATACTTAAATCGTCTCGTTTAGACATTGGATCTTTAATTATTTTGAGATACGAATTATCTGCAGATTCTATTGTCGGATCCGATACAGGAGCACAAATTGAATAACCCAAATATACAGGATCTAAAATAATTGTTTCAGATGTAAGTGTTTTTATTGAATCTGTAGTACTAATAATTAATTGTTTATTAGCTGGGCTCAAATAGGAAATACCAACACTATCAGACACTGCTTTGGGTACAATAAAAGCGTATACATTATTAAAATTACATGCATCTGCAAAGTTTAATTGATTATATAACACCCTAGATATATTATCGGGGTTTGTTAATCCCAAATCATAAAAATATTTCAAATATTGGGATAAATATGCCCAATTATTAAATATTTTAACATCATGTACAAGTCTAGAAAAATTTGTAGTTATATATGTATAATAATCACCCTCAGTCACCAATCTATATTGTGATCTAAATACACCTGGTGCGTTTTGGCGTATTGTTTCGACATTTTCTTCTGTAGATGAATATGTTGAAATTCCCCCGTTATTAAAAGAAAGTTCTGCTAACAAATTATCTGTTACATATTCTAAACCTATACTTTGATTTAAATCAGACATTATATTCAAGAATTGTGTAGATTTAAAAGTATTCATTACTTTATTTCTAAGAGCATATACACCAACTTCTCCATCTTTTAGCTTAGTTTCTAAATAATATATTGCAACTTGATCTCCCTGGTTTAATTTCAATCCATTGATATTATTTCCAAACTTGATTTCATATTGTTTATCTTCATTATATCTAATTTCATAAACTTTACGATATCCATTCTCTAAATACAACGACATCGTTCGATCCCATTTTTCCCATTTTTGAGTATTTGCGGGTTTAATATATACATCGATATTATAATGATCAATAATAATGTTTTTTCCCGGTGTCAAATAAATTAATTCATTTAAATCTCCAACTGCAGTATAAAGAGGATATTCGCGCCAAACACCCTGATATAATAATTTATTTTTTCCTACATCTTCTAATATTTCAACTTTATTTTCTTGATTTTTAATAAAAGAAATATCTTCAATAAACGAAAAAGGAATATTATTGGCTATTATATATGAATAACGCGGAATAACATATGATCCAACTGGAATTGCTGCACCAGCTTGAACGTCAAATGATAATATAGATGTAAAATTGCCAAGAGGTTTATAATCCAACATTTTTACAATACGATTAATGTTTTCATATAATTGAGCTTCAGTGAACATGGTTTCTGTGCTATTCTTGTTTAAATAAAACATTAATACATGAAAAGTGTATGCAATTATATCTATAATGGTTGATATGAAGCTACCATCGTAGTTTTGATCCGTAAAAATACCAGATTTATTCAATGCATTTTTTATATGTTGTTTTAACGTAAATGCGTCAAACGATAAATATCCATCTCTTGGAATTGGAAACTCTGCCATAACTATTTTTCTCCATATTTGTTTATAAATTCATTATAATTTTTATTCAAAATTGTTATATAATTATAACCATTATTTAATACACTTTCTTCCTTTTTTCTTAATTGTTCTTCCCCTTGAAGTTTTTGTGTATAAGTTGATTTTATTTCTACTATTAATTTTTTTGTTTTAATATAAAAATCCGGATAATAAATATGTTTTTGATTATTCATATAATAACTAAAAAAGGGAATATTATCAAAATCAAATTCGTTTTCATTGATTTGATTAAGTGCGAAATTTAAAAAATCTCGCTCATATGACCCCTGGATTTTTATAATCTTTCCAGATGGTAAAATGTAATTTGTTAATTTTAATGCCCCCGTATTGCTTTTTCTTTTAAATTCCGGGATCTGCATTGTATGTTTGGTGCCATATTTATCTAATAATGTTTGATACATTTTATTTATTTTTTTCTTTATTATGCGTGGGTCAAAATTTGAACATTCAAGGGAACAATATCTAAAATATCCTATATTAATATTTTTAAATCTAGTTAGTTTACCACATTTAATACATTTCCCTACATTATTAAACATATCATAATAATCTTTTGAAGTAAGGTGATGTTTTTGTCTGATATGATTAGATAATCCTGTCCAAGTTTTGAATTTAAGTTTACATATATTACATTGTATACTGGACCCCGCAGCTTCTATCTGTCTATATTTTTTTCGTTGCATATACATGTTTTTGCGTGGAATATTGACAACATTGTAATATGTTTGTGTATAGTTATTTAATGATATTTTATGTTTTTTTCTACAATGGAGAGATAATCCTTTTAGATTAGCACATTTTTTATTACATATTAAACATGTATAATTTATTTTAACATCCTCCATAATCTATATAAACTCTCTTTCTTGAACCTCTGTAAATCCTTCTTTAGCCATAACCCCTGTTAATTTAGTAGTTTTCTTTAATGTTGGTACATACATTACGATAGTTATTGTATATTGGTGCTCATCTGGATCTGCAATCACATTTACTTTAGCAACTTTAACGCGTGGCTCCCATCGTTCTATTGCATGTAATATATGATTTCCCAATGTTCTGCCGGTTACTTCAGTTACACTTTCAAATAATGTTCCATATATATTAGTACCATATTCAGGTATTAATATTCGTTGGCCTGGTCTAGTGTTAAACAAATTAATTAAACTGTTTTTTATAGCATCTTCATCAAAACTTACTCTTAAATCTCTATTGATTTGTACACGGGCTAAGTCATTACTACTAAATTTACTATATTCAAAATCTAAATGTATATCCGTGTAAGTGAAATCGCTATTTGTTGTAGATAAAGGGCTTTCTTTTTTAAATTTATCAAGTCTAATTGAGCTCATAGTTGTAAATATTTATGGGAATAGACGAATTTTGTAATGATAAATTAACATTATGTCAATAAAAAGAGTAAATAATATAAAGGTGATATATGATAAATTTTTCGGGAAAATATAATGTTTTAATGGAAACCGCCATACAAAGATTTCAACAAGGTGGATTTTTAGTTGGTGATTTAGTTAAAATTAAGAAAAACGCGCTTTCTAATGACGAATTAAAAGAAGCATCTGCACAAATGAAGGAACGTATTAAGCAATTACAAGAAACAGACGTTAATCTTCGTTTAAGTGCAATAAAAACTAAAAGAGCTAATACTTCTCTTGGATATGTCGATGGTCCAGATGCCCCTACGGGTTATTATGTAGACGTTGTTCAAGAAATAAATCCGGCAAATTGGGTAAACCCAACAACCCTTCCTATGGAGGTAATTGAACGAGTAGAACATGAATCATGGCAACCTGTCCCTATTCCTGATAGTCTTAAAAGAAAAAGTCCTGAAGTAACGGAATTTGATAACAAAGGTGTTGCAAAAGGTGATTTAGGTGCAGATGAATACAGTAGAATGTCAGATAATTTAAATCTACCTAAAAAGAATACAAAATTATCCAATGTTGAAAAATGGAATGATAACAAGCCGGGAGGCGGCAATACAAAAAATTTATTAAAATTAAAGAAAGAGAGTAGAAATATGAAAAATAAAGATATTAAAATGCTAGCTGAAGCATATGGACAAGTAAAGGTAAATGAAGATAACTTTTTAAAGAAAATTGGAAGTTTTGCAACAAAGGCACTTCCTTATGCAGCAACTGGTGGAATTGGGGGAGCCTTAATTAGACAAGGATTAAACTATGCAAATAAATATTTTGATAAAAAACAAAATAAACAATCAGCTAATAATCAAAACCCTCAAGATATAATAGGGGGTATTCAACAACAACTGCAAGCATTAGGAATACCGCCAGAACAAACACAAGGAATCATACAACAAATATCAACAATTCATCAGCAAGTTGCCAGTGCACAACAACAACAACAAGCAAGTGCTCAAGGAAATCCAAACGCACAACAGCAACAACAAGCAAGTGCTCAGGGGGATCCAAACACACAATAGCAACAACAAGCATAAACATTAAATATGTATAAAGGGAATTGCCATGAATTATAATGATACCAAAAATTTATTATCCATATATAACTATATCAAAGAAGCCCAGAAGCCAAATAATGTAAAAAATGCTCCAACAAAAACTAAGGAAGAATGGGGTAACTATATTCGAGACATAAAACAGGCGTCAAAGGATTTACCACAAGATTCGGAACAATGGGCAAAATATATTATGGGCCGCGTGCAGCCGGAAAAACAACCTGAACCAACGCCACAGCCACCGCCACAATTAACACCAGCTGAACTGACCAATCAAAGAATAGCCGATGCGATGAAAAGACGGGCACAGGCATCTCAACGGGCAAGAAAATTGGCAGCTAACCAAATGAAACTTGATCATGAATATAGAATGGCAAGATTAGGATTACACATGAATCCTAGTACAAATACATATGTAAGATTTCCACCCAATCAAAGTGGGAGCGGGGGTAGTCCACAGGTTGATGCTAATACTGGACAAGGTGATGCTAGCTATGATGTAAATATTAATACAATTCCAATGAGTGGAGTTAACCTACCAACTAGTGCTGATACTGGACAAGGTGATGCTAACTCTGCGCCAAACTATAATGATCAACCTACAACTTTTGGCGGATACATGCGTCAAGCCGCTGGAGATGCAGCTATTAATGCAGTTCGAATGGGTGGAGATGCTGCAGGGGCGGGTGTGGCTGATATTATACAAGGCACTTTAGGTGGTTTAGCTCAAAGAGGTCATGCAGCTGCAGCAGGAAAGGCTAGATTTGAACGACAACAACCATATAGACCCCCTAGAGGTGTGTATACTACACGGGATTTCCCACGCCCTATAAGATCCATAGGCCAAACACCCCAACAAGGTAACACATATGCTGTCGGTAGTAGTCGGGGTGGCATGATAGGGCCCCCATCTACAAGATCTTATATCAATGCGCGCGATAGATATCGCCCCGGATATCAATAATCAAAAAATTTCTGATAATTGAACAATACAACTAAATGCATTAATTTCTGCATCTAGTACTTGATTATGCCTATACATTCCTTCGCAAAGATGTAAAATTGCTAATCTTTTCTTGTCATATTTAAGATTCGAATCGTATACTTTATCAAATAATGATCTTAATAACAAATGATAATCATTATTGAATTTTGTCTCATTTTCAATAATATGTGTTCGAATATCAAATGGTGATTTTTTGTTTTGTAACATATTAAAAATGATAGATGCATAATCCCCAGCGTCATCTATTTCATTAATTGTTAAAACGTTATCAATTACATTTTTTTGTATACGATTAATGCATTTTCTAATATCAGGATAAGTTTCTTTAATTAACTTTACTAGTTTTTTCTTTTGTGATTGTGGAACATTAATATTTTCTGTCTTTAATATTTTTACACATCTTGCTAATACATCATCAAATGGTGGTGTCATATCTAATTCTTGACAACGACTATGTAATGCCGGAATAACTTTAGAAGGATAATTACACGTTAAAATAAACCGCGTTGTTCCTAAATATTCTTCCATAATATTCCGAAGGGCCGCCTGTCCTTGTGCCGAAATTCCATCCGCTTCGTCAAATATCACAATCTTCAATTTGCCATCAATAGATCTAGTTTGAGCAAATGTCATAACTTTACTTCTAATATCATTAATACCATTTTCTTCACTGGCATTAATATATAAATATTGGCAATCTAGTATATCCGATGCAATTATTTTGCTTATAGTGGTCTTCCCAATACCAGGATGTCCGTGAAGCATTAAATTTGGAACTTCTTGTCTCTTTTTTATATCTTCAAGAAATAATTTATTTTCTTTACTAAGAACAACATCTTCTAAGATTTTAGGTGCATATTTTAACACCCAAATATTATTAAAAACATTATTTTCCATTAACAATATTCTTTCCTATTTTTGACTACATTAAACATACTATAAACACATGCAATAACCGCGCTATTCTTGCGTTTAACTTATTTCCCGCTAGAACCTAAGCTCTTGTCTCCACGATGTGTTGACTCTATATTTTCTGTCCAATATATTTCACTATTAATCAATGGATAAATGACTAATTGTGCAATGCGATCCCCTAATTTAAAAGTATAATCAACATCCGAATTATTATAGATTAAAATTGCCATATCACCCCTGAACCCATTATCCACGATGCCAAAATGTGGAAAAATTTTATGCTTAAACCCAAGACCACTTCGAGCCTCTATTCTAAACCAATATCCTGGAGTAATATATCCTACTTTAATACCTGTTTCTACTTTAACTGCTTGTCTAGCTGGAATAGTTTTCTCTTCACAACAAAATATATCATATCCAGAATCATGTGTACCCATTACCTCATATGGAATATACCATTCATCTACACCCAGTCTTATATTTTCATGATTTCGAGCAGGTAATTTTGCATTTGGATGGGTTTTAACAAATTTTAATACACAATTACTCATTATTGTACATCCTCTTGTAAAAGTGTTCTACCTGTAAATTGGTTATTTGTAATTTCCCTGATTGTATTATTTTCTGGAATAGACACTGCTTGGTTTCTAGACAACCAAGAAACTAATTCTCCGGCTTTTTCAATATTAATTTGATATGTACCATATCCTTCAACTGTTACTTTAATATGTTTCATTATTCAATTTCTCCTTCTTTATCTTTTGAAATTTTATTGAACGATTTTAATACTTCTTCTCTATCTTTAATAAAGAGTGACATACTTTCTCCATCATACATGTGTTTTTCTATTAACATTTTAATTGCATAATTAATACATTCACTTTCATCATTAACAATTTGGCTTCGTCCTATTTCCAAAAGTAAATCACTTTCCTCAGGTTCTAATTTTATAGTATATTCAGTATAATTCACTGTTCTAATTGGGTCTAATTTCATTACATATAAATCTCCTTGATATTTATAATAACATATTTGAATAAAATATCAACAATGGTAAATAATTTTATATGACAACAGAACTTGATGATCTTTTAAAAGAATTAAAGCAAGAAGGTAATAAAATTACAACATCACCGAATACCCTTCCCCCATTACCAGATGTAACTGACGATAATGTCAATAAATATATATTAGATAATGCAGCAAAGTTAGTGCAATTAGGATTACTTTCTGTTGAATCTTTACAATCTATTGTATCTCAAAGTACGGATCCAGAAGAAGTTGAATCTTTTGCCAGTTTGATTAGATCTGTTAATGATTCTTTAAATACAATTAATAAAATTAATATACAAAACAAAAAGGCAAAAGTATCTAAAGAATTAAAAGAAATGGATCTGCAAAAACAATTACCACCGATACATCAAACAAATGTATTAATTGCAACAAGAGATGAAATAATAAGAGCTATGCTTAATAAATCTACTAAACATAGCTCTAATGATAACAATGTTATCGATGTTGAATCTATGGATTAACGACGACCATCATATTCATCAGCACTCCAATACTGTCTTAATGTGACTCCAGGAATTACTTCTTGATCTAAAGGATCTATTGTTGTAGTCGTAGTTGTTGGTTCAGCCGTTGTGGTCGTTGTAGTTGTGCTAGTGGTAGTTGTAGTTGGAGCCAAAGTGGTCGTTGTGCTAGTGGTTGTCGTTGTAGTTGTAGTAGGAGCAACAGTAGTTGTAGTGGTTATAGGAGCAACAGTTGTAGTTGTAGTTGTAGGAGCACTTGTTGTGGTCGTGGTTGTTGGAGCCAAAGTGGTGGTCGTAGTGGTAGTTGTTGTCGTTGCCTCTAATGTTGTTGTGGTTGTTGTAGTTGCCTCTAATGTTGTTGTGGTTGTTGTAGTTGCCTCTAATGTTGTTGTGGTTGTTGTCATAAATTATTTTATCCTTCTATATTATTTACCCAATCATATATGATTTTTTAACCAATCTTCAATATTTATTACTTGTTGCGCTTTTATAATATTTCTATGTGATTGACACTTTATTATAACCTCATTGTATATGTTATCCAATATTTGTTTATCTCCTTTTGAATTATCTATATATTTTCGTGCCAATTCTTGATCACCATACATATATGATGCAATAGTTCTGTTTCTAATAAAATCGGTGGCATTCCAATTATACCCTCTTTTGTCACCATGATGATGAAGGGCACCACCAGGCATAATCCACTTCTTTTTACCCAAAATCGCCAATACAAAGTTTAAATAGTTTTCGCCGCCGCCATATATACCTAATTCTGTTGGCCAACCATTTATTTGATCATATAACTTACGCGTCATCATAGAACCACAAGACGACATACAGGGGACTTCATAAGGAATATCACTATCTCTATAACTTGTGAAAGTATAATGAACTATTCCTTTATCTATATCTGTTTGGAGTTTATAGATAAGTTTTCGTGATTCCAATATTTTATAGGTTAATGGAAGATGTATAGTTCCATTTAGTTCTTCATGGTGCTGACTATAATATTCAAACATCTTAAATAATGCATCACGAGCTACTATGCAATGTGCATCTATGAATACTAAAATATCACCAGTAGAATTCTTAACTGCTAAATTCTTTGATTGCCAATGTGAAAGTTTATCTGTATAGGTAAGATACTTTAACCATTTATTGCCTAGAACAC